GCCATCACCGGCTCGGCCACGGCCTCCGGCACGCTGAACCTGCTGATCGCCGGCCGTGAGGTCGAGGTCGCCGTCACCAGCGGCGACAGCGCAACGGCCATCGGTGACGCGATCGAGGCCGCCATCACCGCCGACACCGACCTGCCGGTTACCGCGGTCAACACGACCGGCACGGTCGCGATCACCGCCCGCCACAAGGGCGAGTGCGGGAACGAGATCACCCTGATGGTGAACTTCTACGACGGCGAGGAAACTCCGGCCGGCGTCGGCGTCGCCATCACCGACATGGCCAGCGGCGCCACGAACCCGGACCTGTCCACCGCCATCGCCGCCATCGGCGACGAGTGGTTCCACATCTGGGCAATCGGCTGGACCGACACGGCCACCCTGACGGACATCGAGACCGAGCTGGCCGATCGCTTCGGCCCGCTGCGCGAACTCGAGGGTCATGCCTTTGCGGCCGCGAACGACACGCTGTCGAACCTGGGCACGTTGGGCAACGCGCGCAACAGTCCGCACCTGACCATCGTCGAGTCGGCCGACAACCCGATGCCGGCCTACGAAAAGGCCGCGGAGACGGCGTCGATCGCTGCCTACTACGCGCAGATCGACCCGGCCCGCCCGATCCAGAACCTGCCGTACCGGTGGTGCATCGCGCCCAAGATGGCGAACCGCTTCACCATGGCAGAGCGGAACATCCTGCTCTACGACGGCATCGCCACGACCAAGGTCGACGCCGGCGGCACCATGCAGGTCGAGCGCCTGATCACGACCTACAAGGAGAACTCGGCCGGCGCCAGCGACACGTCCTACCTGGACGTCGAGACGCTGCTGACGCTGATGTTCATCCGCCACGACTGGCGCGATTACGTGAAGCGCAAGTATCCGCGCCACAAGCTGGCGTCGGACGGCACCCGCTACGGACCCGGCCAGGCCATCGTCACGCCCTCGCTGATGAAGGCGGAATACGTGTCGAAGGCTCGCGAGTGGGAAGAGATCGGGCTGGTCGAGAACATCGATGCCATGAAGGAGAACCTGGTCTCCGAGCGCAACGCGAGCGACCCGAACCGCCTCGACATGCTGCTGCCGCCGGATCTGGTGAACGCCCTCCGCGTCGTTGCGAACAAGATCGCGTTCCGTCTCTGACGGTCGCCTAAACGGAGAACAGGACCATGTCCCGAGTCGCAGGCCTGATCGAACTCAAGGTGGATGGCAACATCTACCTGGCGAAGGGGAACTTCACCTACAACATCGGCAAGCCGCGCCGCGAGGCCGTGGTCGGTGCCGACACCACGCACGGCTTCAAGGAAACGCCGCAGGTCGCCTTCATCGAGGGCGAGATCACGGACCGCTCCGACATCAGCATCGAGGAGCTGGTGTCGATCACGGACGCTACCGTGACCCTGCGCCTGGGCAACGGCAAGACCATCGTCCTGCGCAACGCCTGGTACGCCGCCGAGGGCACCTTCAATACCGAGGAAGGCAACGGCCAGGTGCGGTTCGAAGGCAAGAGCGGTGAGGAGATCCGGTGATGGCAGCTGAACGCAAGGTCATCAAGCAGATCACGCTGCGCGAGCCTGTCGAGCACGGGTCGGAAACGATCACGATGGTCACGATCTACAAGCCGCGCGGAAAGGACATGCGCGTCCTGCTCAAGGGCGACCAGGAAGAAGCGACCATGCGCTTCCTCAGCAAGTGCACGCTGCTGGAAGAGGCGATCCTTGACCAGCTCGACAGCGACGACTGGATGGAGATCGTCGAAGCCGTGGGGGAGCTCGTCGAGCGTGGCCGGCGGACTGGCCTTCAAGGCTGACCGCGCTCGCAGGCTCATTCCACTGGGGGCCCTCGGAACTCGATAACCTCGACGACGAGGACCTTGGTTTCTGGTTCGCGCGTGCGCAGGAGTGGGCTGAGTGGCAGCGTCCAAAGGGTACCCGCTAAAGGTCATCATCGAGGCCGTCGACAAACTGACGGCCCCGATGCGACGCATGGCTGGTACGGTCGGTCGCTTCGGCGCGATCGCCAAATCTGCCGGCGCGCGCGGCCTCTTCGACAGGTTCAGCGCGGCCACCCGCATCCCCGTGTTCACGGCCGCGCTGGGCGACGCGAACAAGCGCTTCGGCGCCTTCGTCGATCACATGCGGTCGGCGGCGCGGTATACGGCCTACTTCACAGCCGCCGCCGGCGTGGCCGCGGCCGTGAGCTGGAAGCTGGTCACCGGCTACGCCGACGTGACGGGCAGGCTCGACGACCTGTCTAAGGCCACCGGCGTCAGCGCCGAGGCAATCCAGGGCTGGGCATACGGCGCCAAGCAGAACGGCGTCGAGGCTGAGCGGTTCTACCGCGCGGTCCAGGACGGGGCAAAGAACATCGGCCTGGCCGCTGCAGGCACCGGCCGCGCCAAGGAAGTGCTGGCCGGCCTGGGCATCCAGATCCGCGACACCACGGGCAAGGTGCGGACGATGGAGTCCCTGCTTCCCGAACTGGCTGACAAGCTCTCCTCGCTCAAGTCGCCGACCATGCAGGTGGCAGCGGCCTCCCGCATCTTCGGCGAGAGCGGTGCCGACCTGCTGCCGTTCCTGAAACAGGGCAGCAAGGGAATGGCCGAACTGACCGCGCGCGCGCGCGAGCTCGGCATCGTGATCCGGAACGACGACGTGGCGGCCGGCGATGCACTGGGCGATTCGCTCGACGACCTGCGCTCGTCGTTCACCGGCCTGCGCAACACGGTCGGCACCGCGCTGGTCCCCGAGCTGACAAAGCTTGCCCAGAAAATGACCGAGCTGATCGTAAAGAACCGGCCGCAGATCGAGGCATGGGCGGCTTCCTTCGCCGAGAAACTGCCGGCGCGGATCGACAACATCATCGGCGCGATCAACACCCTGTCCACGCTGCTGGGACCGTTCATCAGCCTGCTGGCGTGGATGACAGAGAACTCGTGGGCGCTCGACGCCGCGATGTTCGCCATCGCCGGCGTGATCAGCTTCAAGGTCGTCACGGCCGTGATCGCCCTTGCCGGTGCGGTCAAGGCGCTGGGCATTGCGTTCCTGACAACGCCGATCGGGTGGGTCGTGGCTGCTGTCGCGGCCCTGGCCTTCGTCGCGTACATGGTCATCAAGCACTGGGACACGCTCAAGGCTTGGTTCGTCGGGTTCTTCGACTGGCTGGGGCCGAAGCTGAAGTGGGCGTTCGAGAACCTGACGCCGCTCGGCATGGCCATCAAGGGCGTGCGCGCGGCCGTCGACTGGTTCAACAGCGACGACGAGGGCGAGGCGCCGGCCGGCGTCGGCATGGGCGAACAGGTCGGGAGGGCCACGGCCCAGGGCGGCCGGAACGAGGTCAAGGTGAGCGTCGACATGAACAACCTGCCGCCCGGCACGCGGGTGGCCACTGACAACAGCGGCGCCGAGTTCGACCTCGACCTCGGCTACGCGATGGCGGCCCCATGAGCCAACTCAGCCCGATCCTGCGCGACACCACCGACAACGGCCTCATGTTCTGGTGCCCTGGCTGCGACATGCCGCACCGCATCCAGCACGGTAGCGGGCAAGGCCCGCGCTGGGGCTGGAACGGCGACGCGAACCGGCCGACCTTCACGCCGAGCGTGCTGCTCAGGTGGCACGAGGGTGAGGCGCGCACGCCCAAGTGCTGCCACTCCTTCGTGACGGACGGCCAGATCAGGTTCCTCACGGACTGCACGCACGCGCTGGCCGGCAAGACCGTGCCGCTTCCCGAGTGGAGGAAGGCATGAGCTGGCGCGATCGGTACCGGCAGGCGAGCTTCCGCGGCGTCGAGTTCTACGTCCGCTCGATCGAGAGCGGGTTCGGGCGCGCGCACGCGATCCACGAATTCCCGCTGGTCGACAAGCCGAGCACCGAGGATCTGGGCCGGAAGCCCGACGAGTTCTCGGTCGAGGCATACCTGCTGGGCGACAACTACGACCGTCAGCGCGACCGCCTGATCAAGGCGTGCCGCGACACGCCTGGCGCCGGCGAACTCGTGCACCCGTACCAGGGCTCGCAGTCGGTCGTCTGCAAGGGCATCCGGGTCCGGGAGAGCTCGGCCGACGGCGGCATGTGCGTCATCACCATGACGTTCATCGAGGCCGGGGAGCCGATCGTCCCGGCCGTGGCGAACGACGGCAAGCGGGCCGTCCGGAAGGCGGCAAAGGACACGGGCGACGCGGCGGAGGCGGCATTCGCCGACGGGTTCAGCATCCTCGGCATGGCCGGCTTCGTGGTCGATGCCGCCACTGCGCAGATGCAGGCGCTGACGTCCGCCCTGAATGTGAACGGAATCACAAAGAGCCTTGAGGCCGTGACCGAGTTCGCCTACTCGGTGCGCACGCTGAACGCCGAGATCTCCGACCTGCTGTCCACGCCCGACCGGCTGGCAGCCCAGGTGCGGTCGACGATTGACTTGGTGAGCGAAGCCTTCACCGACAGCGACAGCATCCTGGCCGGCCTGTTCGATGACAACGCCGGCTATCCCGTGCTGATCGCCGACACGCCGAGCCGGCGGCAGCAGCGCAACAATGACCGGGCCCTGCGCGCCCTCGTCCGGCGCGTGGCCGTGGCCAACCTGGCCAGGGTGCAGACCGATGCCGACCACGCCTCCTACCAGGACGCGCTCGACGCCCGAGACACGGTGCTGAGCCGGATCGACGACGAGGTCGAGCAGGCGGTCGACGACGATGCCATTGCCGTCCTGCTCGCCCTGCGCGCTCGAACGGCCAAGGCCATCCCAGCGTCCGGGGCGACCCTGCCCTACCTGATCACGTACACGCCGCCGGCGACCGTGCCGTCGCTGGTGCTGGCGCAGCGCCTGTACGGCGATGCCAGCCGGGCCGACGAGATCGTGGCCAGGAACAGCATCCGGCACCCGGCCTTCATCACTGGCGGGCGAGCCATCGAGGTCCTGAGCGATGGCTGACCAGGTGCAGCTTCTGGTCGGTGGGCGCGCCTATTCCGGCTGGAAGAGCGTGACCGTGACCAGGGCCATGGACGCCGCCACCGGGTCGTTCAGCCTCGGCCTCGTCGAGCGCTGGGCCGGGCAGGACGAACCATGGCCGATCGTGCCGGGCGACGAGTGCGAGGTCCGGCTCGGCAGCGACACCGTGATCACCGGCTACGTGGACGTGTGGCGGCCGTCGTTCTCGAAGGATGAGCACGCCATCACGGTCCAGGGCCGCGACAAGTCGGCCGACATGGTCGACTGCTCGGCCGTGCACAGCCCGGATGAGTGGCGCGACCTGGACGTGCTGGCGCTGGCCAAGATCCTCGCCCGCCCCTTCGGGGTGAAGGTGCGCGCGGACGTTCAGGTGGGGGAGCGCTTCCGGGTCGTGAAGCTGCAGCAGGGCGAGACCGCCTTCGAGGCTCTCGACCGCCACTGCCGCATGCGGAAGCTGCTGCTGATGCCGGACGGCCTGGGCGGCCTGCTCATCACCCGTGCCGGTGCCGAGCAGGCTGAGACCGTGCTCGAGCAGGGCGTGAACATCAAGTCGGCCAGCGGCAGCATCGATATGTCTCAGCGGTTCAGCAGCTACACCGTGCGCGCGCAGGCGGGGTGGAGCGCGGAGACCGACGTCGAGACCGAGTCCCTCATCGAGGCCGTGGCCACCGACCCTGGCGTCGGCCGCCGGCGCCCGATGCTGCTGGTGGCGGAGGCTGGCGGCACGACGGCCGCGGCGAAGGAGCGGGCCACCTGGGAGGCGAACGTGCGGATCGGACGCGCGGCATCGGTCGACGTGGTCGTTGCCGGCTGGCGTCAGCGACCGGGCGGCGCGCTCTGGCGGCCGAACCTGCAGGTCGATGTCCGGTCGTCGTGGCTGCGCATGGCCGGCACCATGCTGGTCCGCCAGGTCACCTATGCCATGGACAAGGATGGCGGCCAGGTGGCCCAGCTCGCGCTCGTGAGCCCGCAGGCCTTCGCGCCCGAGCCGCCGGCGCCGGAGACGGCTGAGTCCAACCCGTGGGCCTCCGAGCTGGACGAAAACGAGTGGCCGGGGTTCCCGGCGGCAGGGGGTGGCTGATGAGCGACCGCCGCTTCATGCGCATGCTAGAGCCGATCAAGCGCCGGGTCCTGATGAGCATCGGCCGGGCCGTGGTGCGCGCGGTCAGCGACGACCTCGGCCGACAGCTGCATCAGATCGAGCTGCTCAAGGGCGAGCTGCGCGACCAGGTCGAGCGCATGCAGGACTACGGATTCACGTCCGTGCCGCACCCGGGCGCGGACGCCGCCGTGGTGTTCGTGGCCGGCAACCGGGAACACGGCATCATCGTGGCAGTGGACGACCGGCGGTACCGGCTGACCGGCCTCGCTGCCGGCGAGGTCGCGCTGTACGACGACCTGGGGCAGCGGGTGCACCTGAGCCGGACCGGCATCGTGGTCGACACCACGCTAGACCTGAGCGCCACGGTGGGCGGCGACCTCGACGCCGGCGTCGGCGGATCGGTCACGGTCACCGCGGTCGGGAACGTCACGATCACGGCGCCGACGGTTACAATCGACGGCGACCTGGCCGTGACAGGTGGCATCGATTGCACCGGCGGCCTCGACGTGACCGGCGACGCAGACTTCGCTGGCGAGGTCCGCAGCGACGGCACCCGGATCGACAAAACCCACAAGCATGGCGGCGTCGTCACCGGCCCGAACCAGACGAGCGTGGTGGTCTAAATGGCGGATATCGCACTGGCGTTGGACGACTTCGGGCACGGCGACATCGCCCTCGACGGCCGCGACCTCGAGCGCGACAACGGCCTGGAGACGGCCGTCATCCTGTCCCTGTTCTGCGACCGGCGCGCCACGCCCGAGCAGGTGCCGCCCGGCGTTCCGGCGGACGACCTGCGCGGGTACTGGGGAGACGTCCGGCCAGACGTCGAGGGCGACCAGCTCGGCTCCCTGCTCTGGCTGCTGGAGCGCGAAAAGCAGACCACGGGCACGCTCGCGCGCGCGCAGCAATACGTCGGCGAGGCCTTGCAGTGGATGGTCGAGGATCGCGTGGCGTCGCGTGTCGAGGTGCGCACCAGCTACCCGATGACGGGTATCATTCGGATCGAGGTGGACATCTACCGCCCGGGCGGGAATCTCGCCCGGTACCGATACGACTATGAGTGGGCGGCCCAGGCCGCCAAGAGGGCGGCATGACGTTCCCGCGACCGACACTGACCGAACTGATCGACCGCGTCACCGCCGACGTTTCCAGCCGCGTGCTGGGCGTCGAGGGCGCGGTCCTGCGCCGGTCGCTGCTGGGGATCCTCGCCAGGTCGACGGCGGGCGAGGCCCACATGCTGTACGGCTACATGGACTGGATCTCGCGCCAGGCCATCCCCGACACGGCCGAAGCCGAGTGGCTGGAACGCTGGGCCGCGGTCTGGGGCCTGAGCCGCAAGGCCGCCGAGTACGCGACTGGCAACGTCACGTTCACGGGGACGAACGGATCGACCATCCCGGCCGGCACTGTCGTGCAGCGCCAGGACGGTCTGCAGTACGTCACGCTGGCCGACGGCACGATCTCCACCGGCTCGGCGACGGTGGCAGTCGAGGCGGTCGACGCCGGCGTCGACAGCAACCTGGACGCCGCGTCTACCGTGTTTCTGGTGTCGCCCATCACGGGCGTGCAGAGTTCGGCGACGGTGGCCACCGGCGGCCTGACCGGCGGCCTCGACAGCGAATCCGACGAGCGGCTGCGCGAGCGCCTGCTCCTGCGCATCAGCAACCCGCCGCAGGGCGGGTCGGCGTCTGACTACGAACAGTGGGCGCTTGAGGTCTCCGGCGTCACCCGGGTCTGGGTCACCGAGAACGGGCTGGGCGCCGGCACCGTCCTGATTCACTTCGTGCGCGACGACGACGCGAGCATATTCCCCGACGCCGGTGAGGTGACCGCGGTGCAGGAATACATCGATGAGCGCCGGCCCGTGACGGCCGACGTGACGGTGGCGGCGCCGACCGAGCTGGTGGTCGACATTGATATCCAGCTCAGCCCGAACACGGCTGCCGTGCAGGCCGCTGTGACTGCCGAGATGGATGACCTGTTCCGCCGCGACGCCGTGCCGGGCGGGACTATCCTGCTGAGCCGCATCAGGGAGGCCGTGTCCATTGCTGCCGGCGAGTCCGACAACGTGGTCACGGACCCGGTGGCCGACGTCACCAGCGCCACGGGCGAGATCGCCGTGCTCGGCACGATCACGTTCTCGGCCATCCCGTGAGGTCGTGACATGGCGCGCACGGCCGACCAGTACCGCGACCAGCTCAAGAGCCTGCTGCCGCCAGGCCGCGCGATCACGCGCGAGCCGGGAGCGAATATCGACACCCTCCTCGACGGGCTGGCCCAGGAGTGGGCGAGGCTGGATGCGGCAGGGCTGGAGCTGGCCGTCGACGTCAATCCGCTGACGACGCTGCTGCTACTGCCCGACTGGGAGCGCGCGGCCGGCCTGCCGGATGACTGCATCGGCGAGCTGGCAGAGACGCTGCAGGACCGCCGTGCCGACCTGGTTGCGCGCCTGTCGTCCACCGGTGGGCAGTCGGCGGCCTACTTCATCGAGGTGGCGGCCGCGCTCGGCTACACGGTAACGATCACCGAGTTCCGCCCGTTCCGTGTCGGCCAGTCGGCAGTCGGCGACGCGCTGACGAACGGTGACTGGATATTCGCCTGGCGGGTAAACGCGCCGGAGACGACCATCACCTCGTTCCGGGTCGGCCAGTCGGCAGTGGGCGAGCCGCTGCGCGCCTGGGGGAACGAGCGACTTGAGTGTGCGATCGAGCAGCTCAAGCCGGCCCACACAATCTTGCTTTTCGGATATTCCTGACGGAGGCCATCACCATGTACCGCATCGACAATGACACCGCTGCAGCGTCCCTGCCGACCCCGGCGGCGGCGGGAACGCCCGGATATTTCACTGAGGGGAACCCGAGCGGCGGCCAGCCGGCGACGGTGGTGGATGCCGACTGGGCGAACGCCGTTCAGGAAGAGCTGATGGCGGTGGTCGAGGAAGCCGGGCTCACCGGTGACAAGACCGACAACGCGCAGCTGCTGGCCGCCCTGCAGGCGTTGTTCAGCACTGGCAACAAGAACGTCCCAAAGTTCGTCTGCCGGATCGGCGCTGCGGGCGGCATCGTCTGGGCCTCCGACGCAGGCATCACGTCTGCGCTGGATGCCACCGGCCGTTACACGGTCACGTTCCCGGATGCGTTCGCCAGCACGAGCGCGATGGCTCCGCTCGTGACGGTTGAAACCAACCGCCCGAACAACAACAAGACCGCCACGTGGGAGATCAAGAGCACGACTCAGATCGGCGTGAACATCCAGGTCAACGGCACCGACGCCTACGACAACAACGAGTTCACCCTCACGGTTTGGGGCGACCTCGCCTGACCACTCCCAGATCTGGGAATACAGGGGCGCTTCGGCGCCCCTGATTATTTGCGGACCCCAATCACTAGAAAATGGCCTCCGGCGCGGGTATCCTCTGCGGGTACACCGCGCCTTCTTTTTGCCCGTGGAGACCTGACAGTGCAGAACGACCCCCAGGTATGCGAGACGGGCCAGCCACTGCCGATCTGGGAGGCGCGGGTCAAGGAGCTGGTCAGGGAGGTCTGGCGGGAAGAGGGCAGCAAGTTCCCGCCGCACGTACGGGAGGCGAACCATGAATTTGTGACTACCTGCCGCACCCAGCTGCTGGCATTCCTGGACGAGCGTCGCAAGTCGCGCGAGCGCTGGGAGCGCATCCGCACCACGTTTATCGGCGGCCTGCTGCTGAGCGCGGCGCTGTCGATCGCAAGCGCCCTGTGGTGGCTCGGTAACCTGGTCGTGCACGTGCTCGCCAGCCAGGCTGCGCAGGAAGCCGCCCAACACGCCGACAAGCTGCCGAAGCCCTGACCATGAGCATTGCCGATATCCTGGACCGCGTCGTCGCCACCGAGGGCGGCTACACGAACAATGCGGACGACCTTGGCGGCCCCACCATCTGGGGCATCACCGAGCGCGTGGCGCGCAAGCACGGCTACAGCGGGCCGATGCAGGCCATGACCCGCAACATCGCCAAGGGAATCTACCTGCTGGCCTACGTCGAGGCGCCGGGATTCGACAAGGTCTACGCCATCAGCCCGCGCGTGGCGGAAGAGCTGATCGACACCGGCGTCAACATGGGCACGGCGATCGCCGCCACCATGCTGCAGCGGTGCCTGAACGCGCTGAACAACAAGGGCACGCTCTACGGCGACATCCGGGTGGATGGTGACTGCGGGCCGGCGACCATCGGCGCCCTCACGTCCTACATGAAGCTGCGCGGGCCGCACGCCGAAAGTGTGCTGCTGCGCGCACTCAACGGCCTGCAGCTCGAGCGCTACGTCGCCATCAGCGAGAGCCGCCAGGCGAACGAAACCTTCACCTTCGGGTGGATCCTCAACAGGGTGGCTGTATGACCGTCGCGATCATGATGCTGGTGCTGGGGCTGCTGGCGCACTACCTCAAGGAACTGACCCGCATCGCTGGCGAAACCAAGCGGAGCCCCAATCTGCTCGGGTACTGGACCAGCTACTGGCCGCAGACCCTGCTGTGCGTGGTCAGCGCGATCGCCGGCTTCGTGGCCCTGCATGAGGCGACGCAGCTCACGCCGGTGACGGCATTCGGTGTCGGGTACATGGCGAACTCTGTCGCCGACATCATGGGCAAGCGCGGCACCGAGAAGTTCTGACCATGCCGATCGCCAGCGTCCTCAGCCTGCTCGCGCGCAACTGGCAGTACGTCCTGCTGGCCGTGCTGGTCGGGATCATCTGGTTCCAGCGCCAGTCCATCGCCGGCCTAGAGGGCAGGCTGGCGGACCGGGAGCGCGCGATCACCATGCTCGATGAGCGGCTCGCCGAGCGCGATGCCGTGGCGCGCGAGATGAGCCGGCAGGCGGACGTCCGTGCCCAGCAGGTGCGGGAGGCCATTGCCGTCGCCACCGAGCGCGCGCAGCAGGCAGAAGATGCGATGCGCAGGCTGCGGGACGAGCGACCGAAAACCGGTGACGCGTGCGCGAACGCCGAGATCATCCTCCGCCGTTACCGGGAAGGCAGGCAATGAGGGTGGCGCTAGTGGTGGCTGCGCTTGCGCTGGCCGGCTGCAACACGGCGCCGCGGACGGTCACGGTCGAGATCCCCGTGCCGTGCCGGACACCGGTCATCGAACGGCCAGTGCTGGACGCATTCGACAGGCTGGCTGTTGACGCGCCGATCGACGACCAGGTCCTGGTGCTGCTCGAAGAACGCGAGCGCGCCCGTGGCTACATCGGGAAGCTTGAGGCCGCCGTCTCCGCCTGCCAGTGACGTCCACGGCGTCGTATCCTCGACCTCGTCCTCCCTGCGCCTGATGCGCGAGCGCGCTGCCGGGCGGTAGCAGTCGCCGGGCAGCCGGATGAAAATCGCCACGATCAGCACGATGGTGGTGCCGACCTGCAGGATGCCGACGATGAACGCGCGCGTGACCAGGTGCGGCCGCGTGCTGGCTTCGAGCTTGGCCGTGGCCGACTTGATGTGAGCGACGGCCGTCGATTCGGCAACGCCCATGATGGCGCCGGTCTCCCAGGCTGTCTTGCCCTCCGCAACCCAGAGCACGGCCTCGGCCTCGCGGGGCGTGAGCGGGCCAAGCTGCACGACGGACAACTCCGGCCCGTCGAGCAGCGTCTCAGGCACGGGGCACCAGGAACATGATCTGGAAGGCCGCCAGCGCGGCGCGGCGCCGGTTATCGGCCTCCCACTTCGCGGCATCGGCAGCCTGCCGGACGCGGCCGACCATGATCTGCTCGGACCTTGTCAGGCGCGGCGGCCGGTAGCGGCGGGTCACGGTCTGGCCTCAGTCATGTGGTGGCGCTTGATCAGAAGGTCGTCGTGGCAGGCGTGGATCATGCCGGCGATCAGCAGGGCGAGCACGACGGTGCGGCTACTGGGCATCGCCCCCATCCTTCTGTGCGGGCTGCTGGCTGGCGGCGAGCATGGCGAATATCTTCCAGCACCCGTAGAACCCACTGGCGAATCCAGTCTGGTATCGGTCGCCGCTCTTGTCG